TGTGTTTTGATTGTACTTAGGAAATTGAGCTTGATTAAAAGCCATATAATCTATAAACCTTCTTGAATACCATTCGGCATTTGTACGAGCTTTTTCTACTAAATAATCAACTTCGTTTTTATCTACTGTTACAGAATTTTCAGATGTGTGTTTAAAGACTCCTCCATTTCTAATTTGATACGCTGCGAAAGGAAAGTAATCTACCTGAGCGAACCAAATCAACATAGGTTGAATATAATCCACTAGAAGCGTTTTAAACTTAGCGTTGGCTGGTAGGTCTATATCTGTCGGGATAAGTGCTTGTACCTCTTCATATAGCTCTGTACCCATATAGTTTTGTATGTGTATTTCTTGCGCCAGTTTAATGAACTGAATGAATTTGTCAGTATTAATATTCCCATCCATAATTGAATTACGGACAAGGTCTGTTCGGTTTATGAATAATTTTGTAGCCATAATTTATTTAGTAAATCCCATTTTATCCCAATATTCCTTCGTATATCCTTCATACTTCATATCAGCAGGAGCAACAGGAACTAATTGGTCATTAATAGGAAATTTAAAACCTAATGATTTTGCTTTTGTTGTAGTCACCAAAGATTTATTTCCTTCTTTAGTTAACATATATGTTTTTCTAAACCATTTGTGCTTACATCTAGCCCCTCCTTTGTATAACCAAATAGAATATGTGGCGGCACCTTTAATACCAAAACCAGGATTTACAGCTTGGTCTCCCATTTTAATTATATCTTCTTTACGATATATTTTAGCAGCTTTTACCATAGCAAAACAAAATTTTCTACCATTTTCTAGTGCTGAACTTGTCAATGGTGCATATTGATACCTAACCAAAAACTTTTCTTTTCCTGTTTGTTTGGTGGTGCCATCTTGTTTAGATTTATAATTAGGATATGCTCTTCCAGTTTTAACCAAATTAACAATCCTACCAAATGCTGATTTTTTAGGTGTGTTTAATTCAAAAACAAGCTTATCCTTTTTTTCATCATTTTCATAATCAACTTCAGACACATCAATTAAATCATAATCTTCAAGAAGGTCTGATTCGTCTTGCCCATATTCTGACAACTTTATGGATAAATTATCTATTTCTTTAAATTCTTCGTGATTTGCACAAGGCATATACCAAGTCTTTCCATCTTCTTCGTGTTCGTGATAACCTTGACAACCTAAACCTTCAGCAATAGCAATTGCTTCTTCTGCTGTTTCATAAGCAGCCTTTCCATCTATTTGTTTTAAATTTTCTTCTGTGTTTTTTATTTTAACACAATTTGGAACTCTTTTTCCTGTACTTCCTTTTTTATAACCATCTTGCCTATAACCATCCCAACAAGGACTCTTTGTTTTTTTTAGTTTTTCGCCTTGCATTTCAACACCAGTTTCCTCTTCAATATCTTCTTTGTCTTGCACTTCTGAATCCACCTCTGTAAATTCTAATGGCTGTAAAGTCGTAAAGTATAGGTTTAAAGCAATATCATTGTAAGCAAGTAGTTTGTCAAACGAATCAATTAAAAGCTCTTGAAAAGGTCTAATAACTGTGTTATCCATTAAAAGAGATGCAGTTTTAATCTCTTCTGCGTTGTTTCCTAATCCTGTTCCATCTTTTATACCTAATAGCATTGGACTTACAATCCTGTGAGCTACCATTATCTTTTTGGAAGATTCGTCTGATAGGAATTGGTATTGATTGTGTGCGTCACTTAACTGAATAGGCGTAATATCTGCAGATGCTTCTTTGTTATCATTAAAAGCAAGAATAAACTTACCAGCATTAGAACTGCCTGAAAATTTAGCTGCAATCTTGTTTTCTATTAATTGCCTTTCCTCTTGATTAGGTGTTCCATTATTAAAATTAATGAGCATTGATGGACTTAATCCATTCATTATGTTGTTCAAATGAAAATTGGATATCTCCTCTTCAAGCTCTGCGTATTGCAAACCTCCTTGATAATCAACAGGAGAATAGTAATAAAATCCAGCTCTATATGGCTGAACGTACATAATTTCAATACTTTCTTTTGACATACCAAAAGCTGGTATTCTTAAAGGCTTATCATTTGGCTTTATTTCTGTCCAGTCTTTAAAATAATAATATGCTGGAACTTCTCCTTTTTCGTTTGCTTTTTCTGCTCTTAATGTTTCAATAGGAAAGTGTTCTATCTGTGCAATTTTACTTCTATCCTTAGAATATATTACTTGAACAGCACATTGACCCATTAGCTTTAAATCATAACACAATTTTCTGACAGAATCTTTGTGAAACAAAGAAACCATCTGAGCATATTCTTCAGGTTTTCTGTTTGAATCGGTAGCGTTTAATCCTTTACCGTAAATTGCTTGGCTAATTCCATTTATAGCGGCATTATTTGTTGGGCTGCCGTTATATCTATCTATAAGGAACTGAAAATAATTGTTATCTGCTCCATAAGAAACCCATTCTTTGTTTTTGTATTCTTTTATTTCGGGACTTGTGTATGTGTTTAAGTTTACAAAGCCATATTCAGATGATTTTGTTGTATTAAACCCTTTAGCAAATTGTCCTAGCTCGTTTCTTTTTCTTTTATTCTTCATAGTGCTACAATATAGTCATTGTTACCTGATGTGCTTTGTACATATTGACCTTCATTTAATTGGTAATAGTCATTTTCAAATTGTTCGATGTCTTGGTCTGTGCAGAAAATTCTGTCTTTATATATTACCCCTCTAAAACCTGAGTCATCTTGCCATTTTACATCATAATCTTGCCAAAGAGAATAGTTTGTGTTCCAAAAATTGTAAGAAGCATAAAGCTCTAAGTCATAAAAATGACCTTCAACTAAAACAGGAGAAAAAACATTTGTAAATGTGTAATAGTTTCCCGATACTGATGCGGTTGTTATATCGTATTCCACTATAACATTAGTAGAGTCATCTCGTATAGCCATCTTAAATACAGCCTCATACCTTCTAGGTATTACTTTTATTGTCTGAGCTAATGTTGATGTGGTTAATACAATCATACTTATATAACGTAATAAAAAAATTAATTTGTAAAATTATAAAGTAAAAAAAAACCCTACCGAAGTAGGGCTTTAATTTTAAATCAAAAAAAAAGATTAAGGATTTGGTGTAGCTACCGCAGTTGGATCAATCTGACCTGAAGCAACAATATTATTTCCAGCCAATATGTTAGCAGAAGCATCAAAGAAGAAAGGCGCTCTCTCTTCCATTCCTTCAAGAACTAAAGTGAATCCTGATAAGTCTCCAGCAGCAGCACCAGTAACCATAGTTCCTGTTGTTAAATCCATACCATTTTCATAACCACATAAGAACGTATTACCATAATAGTCCTCTACAACAACTTGAGGGCGACCAGCAGCAATAAGCTGAATTTCGTTCTTTGTTGCATTATCTAAATAAGGTAGAGTCAAGTTTAATGTTTGAGTGTAAAAAGTAGTTCCATTATCTCTACTAGAAGTAATTGTAGTATCAAGACTAGAATTTCCTTTTACATCATATTTAAACAAACTAGATACTGGATCCATTGTTATAGTAGCTACTTCATCTAAAGCTATTCCAGAAGTTGATGTAAACGTAGCTGCTAATGTTCCATAATTTGCGAAGTAGACTGCTTTAATCCCTCCGAAAGCTGATTTACAGGGGACTTTTCTCCCTGATGTTATTGCACAAGCCATATTTTATATTTATTTAAAAAAAAAGGGCAGGTAGTATAATTTCCACCTACCCTTTCTTATGTTATTATTTAATTTTAAGCGTAAAGAACAATATCTTCAGCAACTCCAAACTGTACACCAGCAGTCATCCGCATTACGAATCTTACGTTCTGTGAACCATCAAGGTCTTGCATATCTAGGACACGCACCTCATTTAAGTTTGATAACAAACCAGTACCAAAGAAAAGATTGCTTCTTTGTGCAGCTACCATCTTGTCATCAGACATACCTGGACAAACAAAGATTTTAACTCCATTAACAGTTAGTGAACCATTGTTCCACCATTGTGTTCCTTGTGCATTCACACCACTTCCACCTAATCCAGCAGCAGCAAAACCACCTAACGCCTGAACGTAGAACTTAGCAGCAGATGAAGGAATGTAGATATATAAATCTTCCTTACCATAAAGAGCAGAAGGAATTTTGTCAACAACCTTACCTAATTCAGCAACAATATTAGCAGCATCAAGTCCGCCACCTATAGCAGCTTGGTCAATAACAGCAGCATCAGCAGCTAACAACTTCTCAAAACCATCGTAAGAATTGTTAGTAGCAGCGGCAGTATCACCTCTCCATATTGTCAATTCAGTTGAATTAGCAACTTCAGCAGCAACGTGAGCAATCATAAAGTCAGAGAACTTAGGAGGCAAAGTTTGTCCCATTCCGTAACCCATTGATTGAGCTTCCCAGTCATTTACGAAATCTTTCTTACAAAGTTGTAAGTTAACTTGTAACTCAGTTGGCTCAATAACTCTTTCTGTAAGTGTTACAGATGAATTAGGGTCAAAATCACAAGAAGCAGGAGAAACCAAATCTCCTGTTGATAGTCGCTTAATTACCTCTCGGTATGCAACATTTGGCTTAACGGTTAGACCGCCATCATCGATAGTTGATGCTGAAAGAAGTGCAGCAGCAATATATTCACCAGCGAACTCCCCAGCATACGAAGTAGTAATAGTTGTAGCAGTTGCTAGATTTACTTTTTGTAAACTCATTTTAATTTATTTTAATATTTATTTTTATGATTCTGATGCCCAAATACCAACACCACCGATTATGTACCATTGTGTTAAAGCTACTGCCCTAATTACAACATAATCTCCTTTGTTAGCCGTTGCTTTTGTGTTAACCCAATCTTTATTAACTACTCCACTTGCTACTGAATCTGCTGAAGCATTAGCGATACTACCATTAAAACCATCAGTTGAATGAGGGCTTAGTGTTATGATGTTATTACCATCTGCTCCTGTGTTTCTAAACAAGAAAGTCAGTCCTAAAATTTCTGAATGAATTTTTGGTAAACTCACTACTAGTGCATCTGTTGCAATATTCTGGTCAATACCAGCATCTCCTGCTGGAACAGAAACTGATGCTGTTAATGTTTTTTGCGAAACTTGATTACGTTC